TGTGTCTCTTAGTGCTACAATAGTTTATAGAGTTCAAGTCAATAGTGTGGCTACGCAAGCTGGTGCACTTATTGCTCATTATGTGCCGTATTCTGAGTACATGAATTCGCATACACAATGGTACTCCGCTAGTGGTGTTACAGATATAGTAGGAGCATCAGGGTGTCGTCGAGTTGAAATGAACTTGGCCAACGAAACTGCAATGGAAATTCGTGTACCACTTAGTGGTCCTTATGCTGCTTTTAATTTAGTCACTGGACAAGGCTCCTTTGGTAGTATTACGCTTTCTGTATATTCGCCTTTATCTTCTCAAGCTGCTTCTTCCTGTAGTTTTACTATTTTAGCCTGGTTTGAAGATGTTGATGTTCGATTCCCCACTAGTGCAACTTTGACAACCAATTTCGCCCAAGTTGGTTCTGAAATGAAGAAGATGCAGCGCACTGGTGTCATTTCTAGTGCAACTGGCCAGATAGGTAGAGGGATTGCCCAAGTTTTGCCTGTAGTAGGATTAGGATGGCTTAGTAGTCCTGTTAGTATGCTTGCTGACGGAGCTGAATTTATTTTGAAGGCTTTAGGCTTTTCTAAGCCCGCTGTAGAGGCTCCAAATGCTTTGATGAAAATTGCTCCTACTCGTTTTTTTTTAAATGGTGATGGTGCCGACACTTCTCACAAGCTTGCTATTAGCGCGACTAATGCATTAACTTGTGTTTCTGGTTGGGCTGGTACCGATATTGACGAGATGAGGTTGGATTATGTAGCTGGTAGACCTTGTTTTACTAGAGCGTTTAATTGGTCAACAACTGATGCAGCGGATACACAAATATTCGCTATTCCAACGGGCCCACTCTACACACAAGTTTTATCCACTAAAATTGCTAATGCTTGGGTTAGAACTGTTTCTATGCCGCTTTGTGCAAAAGTTGCTTCTATGTATTCTATGTGGAGGGGTGATTTAGTTTACACTTTTCGTGTTGTTAAAACGCAGTTTCATTCTGGTAGGTTGATTGCTTCATTTCGCCCTTATAATTATACCGATACTACACGCACACAAGCCCAACCTGCTTACAATTATTTCACTGAATTGGATTTGTCTTTGGGTACAGATTTCACTTTTAGGGTCCCATATGTAGCCACTCGCCCTTTTTTGTT